AAAAAAGCATTAAGCACACAGTCTGGATTAACACCAGAAGCAAATAACAAATCAAATTCAACCTCTAAAGAGGAAGATAACAAACAAATGGCAGAAGAAACAGAAAACAAGCCAGTTGAACAAACAGAAGTTAAAGAGGAACAAGTAGCTGAACAAACTGAAAACAACGAAGTTCAAGAAACAAAAGAAGTAGAAAATACTGAAAGTAACAACGAACAAAATCAAGAAGATACAACAGAAGTTGAAGCACTTAAATCTGAATTAGCAGAAGTTAAAGCTCAATTGGTAGAAGTTCAAAAGCAACTTGCAAAGCCTGAATTAAAGGCCTTACAAGAAGCACAGCCAATAACTAAATTAGGAGAGACAGTGACACCGTTGGGTTTAATTGGATAAAAAATGGATACATTAACAGCATACAGAATATCATTCGGTAATTTACCAGAAGGAACACGATACGCAGGTATTGATGTTAAAGCACTATCAAGTGGTGTAGAGAGATACGAAGTTGACGCAAGAACAAACATGTTCGGAGAAAACAACGTAGAATTAAAAGCTCTAAACACACAAACAGGTGGTCAAGGTACAGCCGGATACGCTTTAGTGCCAGTTTATGTAGACCCTAAGATTATTGACCAAACAAGGAAATATACACCATTGTGTGAGATAATTCCAAGAGTTAGTAATTTAGGTATGACAGCAGATTATAACTTAATCACAGCTAAGGGTGGTGGATTTGTAGCAGCAGAAGATTCTGCATTAAGTGAGAAAAACAACACTTTTGACAGACAATCTACAGCAATCAAGTTCTTATATGCAGTTGGTAGAGTAACAGGACCAGCAAGAGCAGCAATCCCTAGTTATGCATTAGCAGGTTATCAACCAGGCGCTGGTCAAAGTATGGCAAGTCCATTCAGTGATTCAGCAGCACCAAATGCTAAACAACTTGAAGTTTTAATACAAGCAAGAGCATTAAAGGAATTAGAAGAGAACCTAATCATTAATGGTGATACAGATGACGACGCAAATGAGTTTAATGGAATCATCGATTTAATGAGTACTACTAATACAGTTGATAAGAATACATCTGATTTGTCATTAACAGACATAAACACAGCAATCCAATACGCATTCGACGACGGTGGTAGACCAAATATAGCAGTGTGTGGTAGCGCAGTTTATAACGATATTTTAGCTTTATTACAAGCAAAGATTGGTTATATGCAAGCAACACAACAAGTATTGTGGGGATTCCAATCTATTGTATTACATACAATGGTAGGACCAGTTACAGTAATACCAAGCATGTTCATGAGCAACACTTCTGGAAGTAAAGCAATTTATTTCTTAGATTTATCAGTTGTTGAAATGAGAGTATTACAAGACATGGTATACGAAGACCTTGCAAAGACTAATGATAGTGATAAGTTCATGCTTAAAATGTATGAAGCTTTAATTATCAGAAACACAGCTTTCTGTTCTAGTATCACTGAGATAAAGTAAAATGGTAGAAAATTTTAATGTATCACCAGCAGAAATAGCACCTTTGGGTGGTAATCAACTTGATGGTTCTAGGTTAGCAACTGTAACAGTAACGAAAGCTACACAAAATGATACAGTAACCTTAAACAACATTAAAACTTTACTAGCAGTAGTTGGTGGAAGTGTGACAGCATCTAATGGTGCAATCACAGCAGAGACTTATACAGCAGTACTTAGTACTGGTGTTATAACTTTGACATCATCAGCAGTTGGTAGTACTACATTACTTTTATTAGTAAGATAAAATGGCAGCAGAAGAAATATCTACTACAACAGTAGGAAGCGTAGGAGAAGTAGTCACAATTACAGCAACACCTTTGAAGGCTGGTGTATACTCTGTTACTGTTGCAACACAATCTGATTGGGTAATCTTAAGTGATTTCTCAGAAGTGAAGTTTGCAACAGCTACTATCGATGCTACAGGTGCAATAAATGGATGCACAATCGATGGTACAACAACAAACAAAGTATTACTAAACAGTGCGACAACAGGTGCTGCAACAATATTGGCATTCGGGATTTAAATAATCCTCGACTTGGGTATTAATAATATACCCAGGTTAACAACTTTATAATTAAAGGAGACATAAAAAAAATGACATTAAAAAGATACAAAGATGATAATGGTTTATATTATTGGAAGGATTTGAAAGATAAGATTGAAGAAGTAGTAGAAGAAGAAAAACCAGTAGTAAAACCAAAATTAATTAAAAAAAGGAAGAAATAAATGGTTAATTATTGTACTAATGATGATATTCTAGACAAAGTTGGAGTTACAACAACAGAATTATCAACAGACACTCTTGACAGGATTGCAAAAGAAGCAACAGCAGAAGTAGATAGGCTTATTAAAACAACATGTAACCCGAAAGAAGAATTCTCAATATTTAGTGGTAATAACAAAGATTCAGTATTATTAAAAAATGTCCCAGTATTAGTGGTAAAAAACGTAAGAATTGATGATACAGACATTGATATGGAGACAGTAGAATATTCTAAAAATGGTGATGTAACATTATTAAAGACAGCAGAAGTACAATACTTTTACAGTAAAAATAATAAAAATGTTAAGATTAAATATTATTATGGATGGTTGGAAGAAAATCATAAGAAAACAACACAAGAAGATGTGTTAAAAGGTGACAGTGTGGACATAGAACTGGAAGATGTATTATTATTAAAAGATAAAGACTGGGTGAGGATAAGTGGACTTGACGGATACCAAGAATGGACACAAATAAACTCAATCAATACTACAAACAAAACAATAAACTGTGATTTATTATATAATCATGAAGCAGGAAGCACAGTATATCATGGAACAATACCAGTCATAGTACAAAAACTTGCATCAGTAATCGGTGGAATAATGGGTGCAATCAAGATGATGGGTGGAACATACACATTCGCGACAAGTTATTCAGTACCAGACTACTCAATAACAAAAGGTGTACCATACCCACACTTTGTGAAAGTGCTTGACGATCTAACTAAACAAAGGGACTTGATATTAAAGAATTTAATACCATACCCAACCTTCGCATAAAAAATGGCAGTATTAAGCGTTAAAAGTTTTTTGATTGATAATGTGAACACTACAGATGCAGAAATCAGTGCAGGAATTGACACAACATCAACAGTGTTCAGTGTAAGTGTAGTACCAATATCAAACCAGAAATCTAGAGTAGTAGTAATTTATAATTAAACAAAATAGCTAAATTGTTTAATAACAAAAATCCTTATTAAACATTAGTTTAATTAGAAAAAAAATAAATTCTATTAAAAAGGATTTAAATAAAACTATTTCTTATTTATTATATGACATTAGCAAACTTAGGAATCACTAAGGCAGATTTTGAAGATTCAGCATTTGAAGACTTAGCGAGAGAACTAACATGGATACCTAGGACGAAAACAGTATCTAATGTCACTGGTAGTCCAACATACACAGATAACACAGAAGCAACAATCTCGGGAATTCTAACAAAAAGGTCAATGAATTATGACTGGGCTAAAGAGGGATTTATCGAGCAAGGTAATGCATTCTTACAGGTTAAAGAAGATGTTGATATATGTAAAGATGATTATATCAAAACAACAGATGAAAAATATCGTGTTGAAGAAGTGTTACTAAGAGAACCACAAGGAATAAGGTTCTTTAAATCATGCGTTTTATTTAAAATGGAAGATAACTAATGGAAGAATACACAGTAGTAATAATGTGCGCAGGCGATGGTAAAAGATGGAACAATTATAAAAAAGTGCCAAAACAATTAATAAAAATCAACAACGAACCAATAATATACAGAACAATAAGACTTCTAAAACAAAGAGATTTTAAAAATATCATAATAACAACACATAAAGACGCAAAACCATTCAATGTGAAACTACCACAGATAATAAACTACTGGGATTATGAAATTGAACGATTTTATTATGTTAAAGGAAAAGTTATTTATTTATATGGAGACACATACTACACAGAAGATGCAATGAATAAGATACTTTATGATGATTTTAATTTTTATGGCCGTAAAGGGAAAAGTTTAATCACAGGTAAACCATACGAAGAAATATTCGCAGTTAAAGGTGATGGCGATAAAATAAGAGAATGTGTAGAAAAAGTAAGAGAACTATATAAAGAAAAAAAGATTAAGAGGTGCATTGGATGGGAATTATATGAAGCATACCATAATCTACCGATAACCTACCCCGTACCATCATTTGAGTTTTTGGGCGAGATAAACGATGAAACTGAAGATTTTGATTCACCAGAAGACTATGAAGAATACATTAAAAGGATTTAAATAAAAAACAATCCTAATTATATTATACCAAGTGGTTAAGAATTTAAATGGAAGTCCAAACACTGTCAAAGATAGCGAATGAGTTACGGAACGAGTTAGTACAACAAATTGATAGAAATGGTACAACATTTAAAGGACATTTAAAGAATTCTGTTCAAGTAGGGTTTAAAGGGAATAAACTTATTATAAAAACAATAGGATACGGTAGAGACATCGAGTATGGTAAAGTACCAGGAACTTATGTCAACCCAGAAGAACTTAAAGAATGGTGCAGATTAAAACTTGGTGATGAAAGTCTTGCAGGAGCAATAGCACAGAAAATATACGAAGAAGGAACAGATCCACAACCTTTCATAAGACCAACAATATTTAATAAATTAAAAGGGATAGTACAGAAATATGTCAGCCAATAGTTTAAAAACAGAATTAGTATACTTACTAAGAAATTCAGACGTTATGACAACAACAGAAAGAAATGTAACAACCCAAACGGATGAAGACACATTAGATGGTGATACAACATACACAATAGCAAGAACTAATGTTAAAAACATAAGAAGTATAACAATTGATACAACAGTATTAAGGTATGGCGAAGATTATACAGTTAATGCTGATAAAGTTAGTGGGACAACAATAGTATGTGAAATTACATTCAATGCTGCACAATCAGGTGAAATGACATTAGTGTACGATTATGGTTCTGACAAGATATTTAATGATATGCCAAGGAAAGATTTAACAATGTCAAGCTATCCAAGGATAAGTATAGAAGAAATAAGCAAACAAACTGACGCGTTAAGTGTTGGAGGTAAAGATTTTATATCAAACAGGCTTTACACAATAACAGTATTCTCAGAAAACCAAGAGTATATTGAAGAAAAGATTGAAACAATAGAGAACTTAATAATGACTAACGCTAAAACACTATATTATTCTTATTTTATAAGACCAACAGGCAGAGGACCTATAATAAAAACAGACAATAGAAACCAAATAATCATCCAAAAAAATGTAGATTTAACAAGCTACTATGAGGTGAAAAATGTTTAAAATTAAATTATGGGAGGTTAAAAAAATAAATGGCAGACAGATTTATTAGTGGAGCAGATGTAACAGCAAGTTATGGCTATGAAGAAGAAGAACAATATAACGAAGAACCAGAAAGTCATGCTGAAAGTACTGGAACATATGTGGCTTTTGGACGTAGTGTTGAAATAACACCATCAAGAACAAACAATAAGGAAAGAGCATACTCAGTGGGTAACCGTAACGCTCAAGAAACAGTAACAAAACAATTCGGTGGTAGTTTATCAGTTAATGGGATTGTATCAAATGCATACTGGTTATTAGGCGTATTAGGTAGTGTTGTAGATGCAGGAACAACAGGAGCATACACTCACACATACTCAGAAGAAGATGTACAACCAACACTAACGATAAAACGTACAATGGATTTCGGAGACACACAAGGAACAGAAACTTTCATTGGTGGGATTATAAACAGTTGTACAATAAGCGCAGCAGTGAACGATACAGTTAAATTCAGTTTAGAGATACCTTACAGGTACGAAACAGATCCAGACGAATCAACATCAATAAGCGAAGTAGTGGATACTCATGGTGTGTTTGTATTCTCAGGAGCAACATTGGAAGCACCAACAGGCTCAGAATTAGCAGGAATAGAGAACTTTGAGATTGTTTTTAATAATACAGCAGATTTAGAGTATGGGCTTGGAAGTAGATATGTAGAAGCAGTGTCAAGCAAGAACAGAGAATATAATATAAGTTATACAATAAAAATCAAAGATTACACTGAACTTAAAAAGTTTATTGCAACAAGCGAGATAGCAACACTTAAAATGAATTTTGAAAATCAGTCAGGTGACACATTAGAACTGACATTCGCAGAATTTCATTTAAACGAAGATAACTTACCAACAAGTGCTACTGAAATCATAAAAGAAGATTGTAGTGGTTGGGCGCACAGTTTAACAAGTGCTGTATACACAAACAGTACAGAAACATCACCACAACAACCAGCATAAAAACAATTTTTTATATTATTCCTTTATTTGTTTTTAAAAGGAGAAGTAAATTTCAGGAGGAAAAAAATGGAAAACATAGAAAAGAAAGAAATCAACGGTAAAATGAGAACAGTCATAACGACAGAGATAGACTGGGAAGGAAAGAAAGAAAAAGTAGAAATACTTAAACTTACTTTCGGAGAAGATTTATCTGTTAGAAACAAATACACAAAAGTAAATGTTGTAGCAGGTAAGCCAGAAGTTACGGTCAATCAAGAAGGAATTACCATTGATAGTTTAACAAAGGCAATATGTAAAGCACCGTTTGCAGCTACAGAACAAAATATAAGAGATTTAGATAAAGATGTAGCTACGCAAATATTAGAAGCATATAGTTTAGTTAATAATCCATCCGAAAAAAAAAAATTGAATTAAAATATGCCCTTTTTGGGGGAAGTTCAAACCCAGAATACCAAGAAGACATAGTTTATTTTTTAATGGCTAAATTTTTTCAATATACGCCAGAGCAAGTAGATAGCATGGATAAAGAAAGAGTATACAAAATGCTTTGGCTAGAAGAACGATGGAAAGAAAAAGAAAACGCAGACTCAAAGAAACACAATGGAAAACGACTTTAAGATAGAAATACCGATAGATTTCACAGGACTAGATGTATCTGGGAAAAGCGAAAGAGGAGCCGAAGAAATAGTTAAAGGTCAAGACAAACTAGGTACAATATTAGGCAAGATAGCAATAGGCGTAGGTATAACAGCACTTATATGGAAAGGATTAGAACCTTTACTTACGCCACTTCTTAAATTATTGACTATGATTGCATTAGTGTTATTTCTTCCACTTATGCCCTATATTAAACAAATAGCCCAGAAGTTAGCCGAAACTGCCAAAGCGGTCAAAGAAGGGCAAAAAGGAGATTCTCCTATGGCAGAATTTACAGGCGGACTTGGTGCGTTTATCGGAGATAATTATTGGTTAATCGCGGGCGGAATAATCGCGGGCGGAATAATCGCCGCACTTAGTGGGCCTGCATTACTTGGAGCATTGACATTAGCACTTGGAACAGCAATCGTGTTTAATTCCATAGATGAAAATGATATGATGAGTAAACTTGGAGCAGCAGGGCTTATAGGATTAGCCGCAGGAATTGCAACTGCGATATTGGGCGGAGGCCCAGTTTTATCGACACTTGTAGGGATTTTGTCTTTTGGGTTAGCTATGGAATTCTTACCATTCGAAAAAATATCAATAGATGACATTAAAAAAGCATTAATGGGGGCAGCATTAGCCGCAGTTGTAGTTGGCGGGCTAGCGGCTTTATTTTTTGGGGCTCCGGGATTCATAATAGCAGGAACGATAACTTTTATGCTATCGCTTGTTTTTGATTTAAGTAGAGGTAAAAACAACTTTGATAAAATACAATCAGAATACTTTGAAAAATATCAAAATGACGCCATGAAAATGAGTGGAACAATAGATTTGAGCGACCAAGAACTAGCCAGAAAATTCTATGGAATACCAGAATTGCCAAAAGTAGACTTAGAATCCATAAGGGAAGACATAAGCAAAACAGAAACAAAATGGATAACACTAGACGGAAAAATAGGCACAAGTATACTTAATTTAAATCAGTCTCTCGCAGGAGATAGAAATAGTCTGGGATTTTATATTGCTGGAGAACAAAAAGGAAGTTATCCTCTTGTTTATTCTTTAATTCAAGCAGAGAACGAATGGGTTAATATGGCGAATGTTTCAAATTCACAAATAAATTCTATTATTGGGAACTTAAATAGAATCCCGCGAACAATCGTAACAACGCATATAATAAGGACAATAAAACAATGAGCAGCAAAGAAATAGTAGATGAAATCATAAAAGATTTGGAACGAATACCTAAAAATATAAATTCAGAATTAGATATAAAAAAAATAGCAGAAGAAGTAAGTAAAGTAATGGAGAGGAGACTATGGAGAAGTTATTAAAAGAATTAATAAGCGATGTTAGGAATCAAACGAGAGAAATTGAGAAATTCAAAAAAGAAATCATAAACTATTTGGCATTTCAAAGTCAAATTCAAAAACAAATATTAAACAACATGATAAAATTAAACACAAAGGAGGAATTAAATGGCGACAATTAATTCAGTAAGTTTGGGGATAGTGCAATCAGAAGGATCAACCAAAGAGAGTAATTTATTTTTTAGTCCACTACCATACTCGGACAGTGCAGATGCAATTATATTAGATTTAATGGGTACAAGCAGAACCATAACAATCACTGGTAAATTTATTGACACAAAAGCAAACATTAAAACAGCAATAGAAAACATAGAAGCAATACAGAACGGAAGACAATCAGTAGTGAGTTATGCAGGAGAATTAATAACAAAAAATGTTGAAATTCAATCATTCAACTGGTCATATAACCAGGGTTCACCAAACGAAGCAAACTATACTTTAACACTATTAGAGGGAGGAAGTTAAAAATGAGAAACATCAAACTCTTAATAAAAGATGTTTTGTTTAAAGATGACTACAATCCATTAACAGATCCAAAGAAAGTTATAAGTTTGGAATTTGAAGAAGAACTTGATGATATAATTCCTAGTATTGAGATTGAACTTAAAAGAGATTCTGAGGATTTATTAACATTATCACAAGGACAAATAGTAGAAGTTTTCACTGGAACAACAGGAACAGACAGGATATTCTATGGACCAATAATGGATATTAAAAAAGATAACAGAACAATAAAAATCCAAGCAAACATGGAGACAATAGAATTATTAAGAAAAAAAGTAAACCAGTTATACCGATATTTCGGGGAGAGTGTTTAAATGTTAACAGAACCAGAATTTATAGGGATGAATTCACAGATTGTGTCAGATTTGATAACAAAAGCAGGCTTAACACCAGAAGTTGTAGCAACACCAGACAATGTGTTAGAAGAATATAAATGTATACAAGCAGTAATATATGAAAGGATTATGGCTTTATTGAAAGCAGTAGATTATCAGTTAAGATACGACCCAGCAACAAGGAAATTACACTATGAACCGAGAGGATATATTGACAATTCTAAAACATTAACAACAGGAACAGAAATAATAGGTATTCCAGAATGGACAGAAACAACAGATGGAATGATTAATAATCTAAGAATTGATGGTGCAACAACAGAAACACAGATAACAGAATCAGGACAAATAGGCGTAACAGAAGGATATACCACTGAGGGAATACAATTAACAAAAACCCCAAACATTGTAGAACTTTACATGGATGCAAGTGCAACACCAACAACACAGAAAATAGGTGGTAGTAAAGATGCAAGCACTAATAACTTTTACTGGATTGATAGAGAAATGAAAAGGATAATGCCAAAACCAGGGACAACATTCACAGCAAACCATTATGCAATCATTAATTATAGTTGGTCAGCACCAGCACCAGTACAGGATTTTAGACAAGATTCAATAGATTCATACGGTGAGTTTCAAGAGACATTCACATTTAATGATATTTCAAGCGTTGCAGACGCAGAAACCAGAATGGAGAACATACTTGATAAAAGAAGCACACCATTCTTAACAGGGAAATTATTATTAAGGGAAAATGAAGATGTGCAAGTTGGAGAGTTAGTAACCGTAGTAGATAATTTATCAGTAGATACAGTAAATCAAAAGTTTGTTATTACCAAGATAACAAAGAAATATCCAAGTGGTACAATGGAAATAGTGGTTGGTGATAAAGAATGGAAATTAGAAGATGATATTATCGAGATTGAAAACAGAGTTAAAAGACTAGAAGAACAATTCATAAGAAATCAAGACATCTTATTACAATTAATAAGACTGCAAGATAATAATGAAGAAAATGCCAAATTACCAGAAGAAAGGTACATCAAGATAAATAAAAACACAATAGATGGAACAAATTGTTTTATTTTAGGACATCCAACATTTGGTGTTTTAGGTACAAGCCAACTAGGAGATGAAGATATAACATATGATGTTAATACTTATGTGTCAAGTTATGGAGATTATATTGAGGATTTTAGAGATGAGGATTTTAAAGATGACACATCAGATGCATGGACAGGAACACTAACAGACACACAACAAGCAATAAGTACAAATATAACCTTAAATGAAAAAACAATATCATCTTGCACATTAACAGTAGATGATACTGGAAGTATAACTTATTATTTAGATAATGGTTCGGGATGGGAAGAATGGACTGAAAACCCCCACACCTTTACTTCAAGTGGAGATTATATCAGATGGAAAGCAGTAAGCAGTGGTACAAGCACAATAACTAAACTGGAAATAACTTATTAAAAGGATTTAAATAAATTGGAGAATATATTAAAACATGATTGTAGTTAACGGTATAAAAGCAATGGTAGACAGATTTTATAATGAAAGTCCTACTTATGGTCATCCAGTAGAATTCAGTGTAGGAATAAACCAAACAACGCCAGAATTTAATGATACAGAACTAGACGATGAAATAGAATTTGAAGATGGAATCACAGAAAAAGAGTTCGTAAGTGGTTATCCAATAGTAACACTGTCAGATTATTCTGCAAAATTTAGAATGTTTATTAATAGTTTAGAAGCAAACGATGAAGATATTGATAGTGTGGCTATAAAAGATTCAAGTGGTAATGTTTATTCAATTAATAAGTTTGAACCACAAACAAAAACAAGCGCTGTGGAGATAAGCATAATTAAATCGGAAATATGGAGAGAATAAAATGACATTAAAAACAGATTGGATTGATGGAAATATATTATATGCTGATGATTTAAATGATAACTTTTTAGAATTAAATCTTGGAATAAGTCCTATTGGTTCTGTTCAGGCATGGCTTAAAAGTCTAACAAATACTCCAGCACTTCCATCCAGTAAGGATATTGAG